AAGCAAAATTAGGTGACAGTGCAGGTGTAATAGGAGCGGCATTATTATGGCAAATGACATTATGATTGACATTGAGAGTTTAGATACAACACCTGATTGTGTTATACTAACCATTGGTGCAGTACGATTCGATCCTAAGGGTCACGGGGTAGTTGAACGATTAGAACTACGACCTACAGTTGAGGATCAAACAGAGATTTACGGGAGAAGTATAAATGAAGATACATTGCGATGGTGGAGTGAACAGAGCCCTGAAGCACTTGAAGAAGCTATGGGAGACGGGGGACGTGTGCCATTTAAAGAGTGCATGGAGACCCTTTATAAGTTCTGTTGGAATCGTCGTGCTGTCTGGAGTAACGGTGCGCCATTTGATTTGGTCGTAATGGAACATGCTTGGCGGCAAGTTAGTGACAAGCCTAATCCTATTCCCTGGCAGTTCTGGACTATGCGTGATACACGAACACTGTGGGAAATAACAGGTGTCAGTCTTAAAGATGGTGGACATACTACAAGTCATAAGGCAGTTGAAGATGCCGAAAGACAAGCAATTGTAGTGCAAAAAGCGTATACTAAACTAATTAAAGCAGAACTGGTGCCTCCCCCAAGATGAGAATTGATTCAGACATTGACATTGACTTTGGTGATAGAGATAAGTTATTACAACTTATAAAACATACAGCTGCCTCTATGCGTAATGCTAATCCAATGCGTAAACACGCTACTGGGGTTTACATTACTGACATACCATATGATCCAGTAAATGATATGGCATCTATTGACTATGTTGAAGCAGAACAACGAGGATATTTCAAACTAGATTTATTGAATGTTCACGTTTATAGTCAGGTACGTGATGAGCTACATTTAGCAACATTGATGCGTGAGCCTAATTGGGGTAACTTAAATAAAAGAGAATTCGTAGAGAAATTGATTCACTTGGGTAATCATTATCAGTCACTACAGAAGATGCCCAGTTCAGTTGATAGTATTCCTAGATTAGCTATGTTTTTAGCATTGATTCGCCCAGCTAAACGACATTTAATAGGTCAATCTTGGGCTGATATATCTAAATCAATTTGGGATAAGAATACTGACGGGTATAGTTTTAAAAAGAGTCACGCGGTTGCATATGCACATTTAGTAGTGGTACATATGAATTTGTTAGAAGAACAGAGTTAAACTATTCTTTTTACTAGTGTAATACTACGGCGTTTACTTCTACGTTTGTTTAGTTCAGACATACTACACGTAGGACCGTGAATTACCGTTAAACTTTTATTATTGAAAGTTCTAAGATATGGTTTAAAGATAGACCATTCTTCTTTTAAAAAGAGGTTTATTGGGATAAGTCTATTACTTTCCCACCACCAAATATCACCTAATTCTAGGAATTTTTCTCTAATACTAGACTCCATTATAGACCCGTAATCGTATATAGTGGTGACTATTTCATCCCTATTTTGAACTATTCCAACATAATCTTGGTTGGCGTATGAACATATAGTTATGAACGGATGATTTGAGGTTAGTTTATTGAAAAATTCGTTTGTTATCATTGTTGTTATATTGACCGAAATATTTATCATCGGACGATATGGCAATATATTTTGATAAATATCATTATGTACTCAACTCAAGTTTTCGTCTATACACAAAGACAAATCGTTATACTTTTATCAGGATTTTCCCCAAGGAGCTATATGCCTCAGTATGCCAAGCCACTCACACTTAATAAGGGTGTAGACAATCAAATTCAATTTCAGTTCTTAAATCAAGAACAAAAGCCCGTAGATATTACCGGGAAATCAATAGTCTGTAGGATTATTAGTTATGAAGGTACAGTGGTACTACTACAAAAAGCACTAACACTGCAACTACCTGCAACCGGTATTGCCGCATTGTTTTTAAACTCAGCCGACTTAGCAAGTATCGATGCACAGAAGTGTTATTACTCATTAGAGATCCCTGTGGGTGAATTTGATTATCCGGTATTCGTTGATAGCAATGCCGGAGCACGTGGCGATATGAACATTGTTAATAGTATATTACCTAGCTTTGTTCCTTCAATGCCGGTAAGTATTCCTACTGGCCAAGACTTCCCTAATCTACACCCTGATGGTAACGGCGAAAGCAATATCACATATTACACTAGCGTAGTTGATACTAATGATAGCCCAATATTAACACTACAAGCACAATACAGTGAATATTACGGTAATATTGTTATTGAAGGTTCTAC